CTTACGGTCACGGCGACAAAAACAAACGGCGTTGCCGAGATCGTCTACATGGAGGGCATGGCCGCAGGCGACATGTGCCTTGTGAGATTCTGAGAAAGGAAAAGGATATAAGCAATGGGCATTATTTTTACCGAAGGCAGCGGCCTTCAGGACAGCATATTCGGAAAAAGCCAGGAGCCGATCAAGATGTTCCTGGAAAAGAGGGGCGAGGCATTCGAGCAGCAGAGCCTGCTGCCCGAGCTTTTCAACATGGACAGCTCGAGCCACTGGGGCGAGAAGCTGACCACCCTCACGGCTATGAACGGCTTCCAGCCCGTCGGCGAGAACGGCAACTATCCCACGGACGAGATGCAGGAGGGCTACGCAAAGTTCCTCGAGCACATGACATGGAAGGACAGCTTCGCTATTTCCCGCGAGATGGTGGACGACGCGAAGCTCATGGAGCTCAAGAAGCAGCCTGCAAACTTCATAACCGGCTACTACCGCACGAGAGAGATGTTCGGCGCGGCGCTCTTCGGCGGCGCTATCCAGAGGGCGGCGACGGTCAGCTTCCGCGGCAAGACCTTCTCGACCGCGGGTGCTGACGGCAAGAGCCTGTTTGCGACAGACCACCCGTCAAAGCTCGGCAAGGCAAAGCAGTCAAACTGCTTCGCCGATGCATTCTCGAACAAGGCGCTCGCCGCAATGGAGACCGAGATGCAGAACTTCAAGGGCGATAACGGCGAGGTGCTCGACGTTGCGCCGACCGGCATTCTCATCCCCAATGACTACGAGACCAAGATGGCCGTGTTTGAGGCGATAGGCGCGGACAAGGATCCCGCGACGGCAAACAACGGCTTCAACTACAACTTCGGCCGCTGGGACGTGTGCGTATGGCCGTATCTCAACCAGTTCGTAACTGCCGGCACCAAGCCGTTTATCGTTTACGACAAGAACTACAACAAGGAATACGGCTCGGCCGTGTGGCTCGACCGCGTGAAGCTCGAGGTGAGAAGCGAGATTGCAGGCAACGACGCGAACAACTGGAAGGGCTACGCACGCTTTATCGCCGGCTTCAACGACTGGCGCGGCTTTGCTATCGGCGGCATAACGGGCGGCACTACTCTCATCAGCTGAGGAGGCTTGGCATGGACTTCACGAGATTTACAAACCTTGAGGTAACGGGCGTTCTGAAAAACTCCGGCATTAAAGAGGCTGACTTCAAGATCACCTCGGCAGATGCTGCCGCCGCGGCCGGGACAGCTCCGACGAAGGCAGAGTTTGACGCCGTTGTCACACTGGCAAACGAGCTCAAGGCCGATCTGAACAAGTTAGTAAAGCAGCTTGCGAGCGGCAAATAACATCACCGGGCGGCGGCACAGGCCGCGGCCCGGCTTTTTACTAAGGAGAAAGCAATGGCGACACTTAAAAGCGTAATTGAATACGTTGATGAAATAAAGCCGAATGCCTTTTCGAATGAAGCAAAAACACAGTGGGTGAACGAGTGCGAGGGGCTGGTGCAGACCGAGGTGCTGCTTCTGGCCGACACGGAGCTCATAAGCTACAGCTACGATACCGACAAGAACAAGGAGCTGCTGGTCAAGCATCCGCACGTGAAGATCTACTGGGCGTACCTCACGGCGATGATCGACTTTGCCAACGGGGAGTACAACAAGTATCAGAACACCATGCAGATGTTCAACGCGTTCTTCGGAGAATACATGCGCTGGTTCGCGCTGTGGTACCACCCAGCGGACACGCACGGAGAAAACGATGGCGAGGACGGCTGGCGGGGCTACTACATAAGCGCATACGGCTTAGCTGTCAAGCACGGCTATGAGGGCACGGAGGGCGAGTGGCTCGAATCCCTTTACGGCGAGGAGGTAATGCTCCGGTACGACGGAACGGCCGACGAGCTTCAATGGAAATACAAAAGCGCCGAGCAGTGGGACAGCCTGATGGACACGGAGGCGCTCAGGGGCGAGATAGTAAGCCAGACGCTATCGGCTGCGCAGAGCGCAAGGGAAAAAGCCGAGAGCGCACAGACGGCGGCGGAAAGCGCCGCGCAGAGCGCAGGCACAAGCGCACAGAGCGCGTCCGGCTCGGCATCCTCGGCAAGCGCCGCGGCGCAAGGTGCGAGCAATGATGCAGCGCTCGCGGCAGAGTCGGCAGCAGATGCGCAGGACAGCAAAGCCTCGAGTGCACAGAGCGCTCAGACGGCCACGGAAAAAGCGTCGGCGGCGCAAGCCGCGGCTCAGGCGGCACAGAACGCAAAGGCAGACGCAGAGAGCGCGAAAGCGGCGGCGGTCACGGCCGGAGCAAGCGCCGAGAGTGCGAATGCTTCCGCGCAGTCGGCAAAAACCGCCGCAGAGTCGGCAAAAGCAGCGGCGCAGGCGGCGCAGAGCAAGGCCGAGACTGCAAACACCTCGGCGCAGACCGCGAAAGCAGATGCCGCGGCCGCGAATACTTCCGCACAGAGCGCCAAGACAGACGCAGAGAGCGCCAAGAGCGCGGCAGCAGGGAGCGCACAGAGCGCCGGAGCGAGCGCACAGAGTGCACAGGCAAGCAGTAAGCTGTCCGAGAGCTGGGCAGTCGGCGGCACGGGGACGCGCACCGGAGAGGACACGAACAACGCCAGGTACTGGGCAGAGCAGGCGCAAAACGCGGCCGGCGGCGGTGTTTCAAGCTTCAACGGCAGAGCAGGCGCTGTTACGCCTCAGATAGGCGACTACACCGCCGCAATGGTCGGAGCGGACGCGCAGGGCGCGGCAGAGACCGTACAGGACAATCTGAATACCCACGCGGAAAACACCGTCAAGCACATTACCGCCGCGGAGAGGACGGCGTGGAACGGCAAGAGCGGAAAGGCGGACTCCTTTACTGTGACGCTGACGGCGGCAGGGTGGAGCGCAGGCACACAGGCAGTCAGCAACAGCAAGTTCATTGCAAGCGGCTATGCCTATACGGTGTGCCCGGCAGGGGACAGCTTCAAGGACTATGCCGAGGCGATGATCTACGCCGACAATGTGACAACGGCGGGCAGGATGAGCTTTCACTGCGACGTTACGCCGACGAAAAATCTTACGGTCAACATTCTGAGAACGGAGGCAACGGCATGAGCTTAGTGTTCAACATGGTCGGAGGCGGCGGAGGCGTAAGGCTTGTGTCCATAGCGGTAACAACGCCGCCGGCGAAAACGGTGTATGAATACGGCGACAGCTTCCAGAGCGCCGGAATGGTCGTCACAGCGACATACAGCGACGGATCTTCGGCGGCTGTAAGCAATTACAGCATAAGCCCGACAACGTTCACAAGCGTGGGGAGCCAAAGCGTCACGATCAGTTACACCGAGCACGGAGTTACCAAAACAAGCACAACCGCCGTTACAATCAATAAAAAGACCATTTCGGCCGTTCCGAGTCAGAGCGGAGCACTGACGTATAACGGGAGCAGCCAGTCCCCCACATGGAGCAGCTACAGCGCGACACAGCTGACAATCGGCGGCACGACCTCCGGCACGAACGCCGGAAGCTACACGGCAACATTTACGCCGAAGGCAAATTACCGCTGGGCGGACGGCACGACGACGGCGAAGAGCGTGAGCTGGAGTATCGGGAAGGCGGCGGGCAGTTTATCGATAAGCCCGACGACACTGACGCTGGACAGCAGCACAACGAGCGCAAGCATCACCGTTACGAGAACGGGCGACGGTGTGATAAGCGCCGTGAGCAGCGCCCCGGGCATAGCAACGGCAAGCGTGAGCGGCAGCACGGTGACGGTGACGGGCAAGGCAAGCGGCAGCGCGACAATAACCGTGAGCGTAGCGGAGGGCACGAACCACACCGCGCCTAATGGCAAGACCTGCGCGGTAACGGCGAATTTTCTCAACCCCACATTCGCCTCCAACACGTGGGAGCAGATAATCGCTGCCTGTCAAAGCGGCAGCGTACCCGACACGTGGGTAGCGGGCGACAGCAAGACTATGACGATAGACGGCGCAGACTATCAAATTGATATCATCGGCAAAAGCCATGACACCTACGCCGCAGGCGGAACAGCGCCGCTGACCTTCCAGCTGCACGACTGCCTTAACGCAAAATACGAATGGCAGGCAACATGGGACAACCTCATTACAAAGCTGCCGCAGAGCATACAGAGCGCCATAAAGCCTGTCAGCAAGACGATAAACAACGAAAGCGTTTCCCCGAAGCTTTTCGGACTTACGGAAAACGAGGTGTTCGGCGTTAAAAAGTATGCGCAATACATCGAGGGCACACAGTACGCCTACTACGCCGCCGGAAACAGCAAGATTAAGCAGGTAAACGGCCAAGCTGCTGACTGGTGGCTGAGTTCGGGTTCAAGCGATAGAGGCATTACTTTTGTTCGTTTATATGTGACGTCAGCAGGTTCAGTTAATACGAACGTTGCGCTTAGTAGCTCCCAACCCAGAGGCGTCGCCTTTGCTTTCTGTTTTTAATTCGGGAGGTGTAATCAATGTACGCGATAAAAGTAAACAACGAAATCGCCGGATATTCCGACAGCTATGTGTATATCCGGCTGCACACAAACGGCTGCTATGTGCTGTGCAATGAAGCGGAGGCTGAGGGCATATGCGCGAAAATTGCAAAGGAATACACCGACGCGGAGACCGGCGAAACGGTAACGCAGATAGCCGACACCGTATTCCGGCTTACCGACGACGGCCTGCACGGCACTGAGCCGAAGTGCAAGATCGAGGAAGTCAATGGAGCACGAGTGATAGCGGATAAGGATACCGAGATAGCAAACGCCATATCGCCTACAGACCTTGATAACGCCTACAGGGAAGGAGTCAACAGCATATGACGAAAGATGAAGCGATCGCAAAAATGAAAGAAAAAGGCGCGGATGATGCCGCAGCCCTGCGGACAAAGGCGAACACCATGACCGGCACTGAAATTATCGCCGCAGAAATCGCCGTGCCCGATTTCGACGCGCAGAAGGATTACAGCGCATGTCCTGTGGGAACGCCGGTGGCCGACGAGGGTCAGGTGTGGAAGCTTATCCAGCCCTACAACGCAGTAAACTACAGCGGCCGACCGTCAACGCTTCGCGCTCTGTGGGGGCTGTGTCACACGACCGACCCGGCCAAGGCTAAAGCATGGGTAGCTCCTCTCGGAACGAGCGGCATGTACATGACCGGCGAATGCTACAAGGACGCTTCCGGCAAGGTACACAAGTGCTTGCAGGATAACGTCGTGCACGATGCAGCTGCTCTGCCGAGCGCGTGGGAGGATGCAACATGAACATTACCCCGAAACAGAAAAAGGAGGATATAAAAATGGATTATAAAGAGCGCATGAGAAACGAGTATATCGAGCTCAAGGATAAATACGATAAGCTGCACAGAATGCTTGTAAAGTACGATGCGGGCAAACTTGATTTTTCCCTAAACTGCCCTATAGAGCTCCTGCGAGAGCAGGCGGCAACGATGGGCAAATATCTGTACATACTCGAAACCCGCGCACTGATAGAGGAAGTAGAGCTATGAACATTACGGACGACGACGAAAAGACCCTGAGCGGATTATTGGAGGAGGATTGACGATGGCATTTACAAATTCACCGCTTGTCAGCTACACACGGATAAGCCCCTACAGCGGCGGCCGCAAGGGGCGCAATATCGATACCATCACGATACACTGTTCGGCGTCGCAGGCGGCGGTCGAGACGCTGGGCAGACTGTTCCAGACAAAAGCCGCGAGCACAAACTACGGCATAGGCCCCGACGGCAGAGTCGGAATGTATGTAGAGGAAAGAAACCGCAGCTGGGCGACCTCGGACGGGGAAAACGACCGCCGGGCGGTGACTATCGAGGTGGCCTGCGAAAACAGGCATCCGTACAGGGTAAACGACGCGGCCTACAAGACGCTGCTCGACCTTGTGACGGATATATGCAGGCGCAACGGTATTAAGAAGCTTGTCTGGTCTACCAGCAAGGCCGACCGCGTAAACCACAAGAACGGGTGCAATATGACCGTTCACCGCGACTATGAAAACAAGGCCTGCCCCGGGCAGTGGCTTTATGAGCGACACGGGCAGATAGCGGCCGAGGTAAACAAAAGACTTACGGAGGATGAAGAAATGGAAAGATGGAAAACAATAGAGGATGTGCCGGAGGGCTACCGCGAAATGGCGCAGCGCTACATAGACGCGGGCGCACTAAAAGGCAAAGGTAACGGCGAGATCGATCTGTCAGAGGACATGATCCGCGTCATGGAGATCATGCGCCGCTACTTCGAGAGCATGATGGAGGGCAAGTAAATGAACGCACCGGATAAAATCACAGAGATCAAGGGCGCCGCGACTGCAATTGCGGCAATCATAACCGGCCTGATAGGCTGGGCAGGCTGGGCGGTAATGCTGTTTCTTGCGCTTATAATCATCGACTGGACAACGGGCTCGTGCGCCGCGAAGAAGGCCGGAGACTGGAACAGCGCAAGATCCCGCGAGGGACGCTGGCACAAGGTCGGCGAGATAGTCGCAGTAGTAGCCGCTTTTATGTGCGATTTAGCATTGAAGATAGGCATGCAGGGGCTCGGCATAACGCTGCCGATAGACTATGAAACGCTGTTCGGGCCCTTAGTCACAATGTGGTACATCTTCACGGAAATAGGCTCGATCGCCGAGAACGCGCAGGCATTGGGCGCGCCTGTGCCCGACTGGCTTACCAAGGGCATCAAGAAAATGAAGGACGCAACGGACGACGCCGGCAAATGACCGGCAAATAAAAAAGGGCAGCTCCAAAGA